TTGGATTTAAAACAAAACCAGATTTATCTTCATTTGGGGGAGATGAAATTTTCATGGTTAGAGATATATAAAAACAAATAGATATGAAAGAAACAATAAAATATGATAAACTTATATTTGGTGTAGGTAAATCAGGTATTGACTTTGGTAAACACTTAGCTGAAAAATACGATTTACCAACTGAACCAAAACCAGTACAAATAGGTGTTCGATTTGAAGCACCACAAAAACACTTTCAAAAATTGATTGATGTATCCTATGATTTCAAATTATATAGAAAATATGAAGACAAAGGAGTATCATTACGTTCTTTCTGTACAAACAACAATGCCGCCTATGTTGCCGTTGAAGAAACGTATGGAGATCATTCATATAATGGACATGCTAAAAAGGACGAATCATTTAGAAATAATATGACCAATTTTGGTATCTTAATGGAAGTTCAAGGTATAGATAAACCATTTGAATGGGCTAGAGACGTAGTTAAAAACTTACAAATAGAGGGCACTGGGTTATATTATAGTCCAACCCGTAAACCCTCAACTACATCAGAAGGTGAAAATGTATCCGCTATACAAGTAAATACCTTACACAAAATTGCAAAATCAATGCAACCTTACTTTATGTATGTGTATGACTTTATTGAGGATATGAAAAAAGTATTCCCGACATTAAGAGATGATTGGGGTATTTATGTACCGGAAGTAAAATACCTTTCAGCCGAACCCTTAGTAGATTATAGTAATCTAACCCTAACCAAATACCCTAATGTACACTTTGTGGGTGATGCCTTAAGTGCTAGGGGGATTAGTGTTTCTGGAGGGCAGGGTATATATGTGGCTGAAAACCTTTTGGAAAATTAAAATAACTTACGTATATTAAACATATGAAAAAACAAAGCACACCTTGGCCTCAAAGCAAAAAATTATTAAAGTTAGATGGTACTATAGCATATTCATGGGATGGTAAACTACATAATTGGGATGGTCCCTCTTTAATACCCGAAGGAAATAAAAAAAATGGTGAATATTATTTATACGGTATTCAATATTCTAAAGAAGAATGGAATGAACTCCGATCTCAACGTGATGGGTTACCATTTTACAAAAACCAATCAATGAAAAACGATTTATCTGATTATAGAAACTAATAGAATATCAAGGTGAACAACATTATAAAAAATTACCATTTTTTGAAAAACGAGCAGGGGGTTTGAAGGGCAGACAATATAGAGATTTAATCAAAAAAACATTTGCCTTATCTCATAGTATATCATATATTGAGATACCATATACCTAATTTAATAATATAAATGAAATTTTAAAAGAAAAATTATGAGAATAGGAATGTGCGGAACAGTTTCAGTAGGTAAAACTACACTAGTAAATGCTTTAAAAGAATTAGATCAGTTTAAAGATTATAAATTTGCAACTGAACGTAGTCAACATTTAATGTCCCTAGGTATCCCCTTAAATACCGATTCTACATTAAAGGGGCAAACAGTATTTTTAGCAGAGAGGTGTGGTGAATTAATACACGATAATATTATTACCGATAGGACTATCATTGATGTAATGGCTTTTACATTAAATTCTAAATCTATAGATGATCACGCGAAAAATTCATTTGAAATGTATGCTAGTGGTTTTATTGGAGAGTATGATTATATTTTCTATATATCCCCAGATGGATTAGATATAGAAGATAATGGTGTTAGAGAAACTAATGCCGAGTACAGGAATAAAATAGATAATACTATTCGTAGTATAGTTAATTACAATAAAAAAGGATTACATTCGAATACCCATTTCCACCAAATACAGGGTTCTACAGAAGAACGTATATCTCAAATTTTACATTTTATTCAATCTTAATATATTTATAACAAAACCAATTTAATATTATTAAAATGAGAAAATCTGAATTAAAAGATTATATTAAAAATGAAATCTTAAATGAGTTATCCCTAGATGAAGCTACGATTGAAACATCACCTGAAGATTTAGCTAAAGTAAAACAAACAGCAGATAAAGATGATGTTATTAAAGTAACAGAAGAAAACATGGGCTTAGCATATTTGGAAGAAATAGGATATGAAGCTGGGGAAGATGCTTGGGATATGACCCAAACATCCATTGAATTCAAAAACAAACCAGACATCCAATCATATACAAAAGGTTTTATGCAGGGTTTCATTGATGCCTCTAAATCTTCTTTAAATGAAGATAAAGATGAACAGGATTTTGAATCCGAGGATGAAAAAGAAAACTACTATCTAGATCTAGACTCAGTAGATGAGTCAAATTTAAACGAAATGGCTAAAATTTCCGGAGACCTAAAATCCGCTATCGAAAAAGTAATGTCCGATAACCCCGATTTAGAAACCCTACCCCTTAAAAAAGCAATTAAAGCAGACAGCGCCGTAAAATCCGCTTTAGGTGATGATTTACTCCATGATAATCAATTAGGTAAATTCATTTCAGCATCTAAAGGTGAGAGAGAAGTTGGACAACGAGGAAGAAAAACAGACCCAAATACTGTTGTAAGACCAAAGTCACCAACCGGTAAAGTAGGAAGACCCGGTTTAAGTAATGCCGAGAAAATCAAACAACAAAAAAATAAAGAAACCACTAAAACTTTTAGTATCGGTAAAGATAAAAAATACTATGCTTCTAAAAAAGTAAGTGGAGTTGATTCTGAAGGACCTACAGATTCTGAGCTACGTCAACTAGCAAAATCTGGTAAAAAAATTGAAAAATCTAAAGGTGCACAATTACAAATCCAAGAGAAATCTAAATTAGTTAAAGCATTCTTAAAAGATATGAGAGACCAGGGTATAGTAGATACAGCGAATCGTATTGTAGATAAAGAAAAATATGATAGTTCTTGGGAAAAAACCAAACCAGAAATAGAAGCGGCTGTTAAAAATATTAAATAATGTCTATAAAAGAAAGACTGATATATTTAATTATATTACTTCTAGGAGGTGTTTATATTTATTTTCTTATTTTTTCTAAAAGTGAGGATTACATAAATGTTTATAATTCTAAAATAGAAGAATTAAACCAAAAAATAGATTCAATTAATACTTTAAATAATCAATTAACCTTTAAAATAGACAATTTAAATGTTCAAATATCACAATTAGATCAACAATTAGATTTAAAGGATAATAAGATAAATAATTTAAAACATGAAATTAACACTAAAGTTGATGCTGTGGATTCTTTTAGTTATGGTGAGCTTGAAAAGTTTTTCACAAACCGCTACAGACAGTACCTCGATTCAATTACCCAAAATCGTAGCTCGTCTAGTAATTAAAGATCTTATAAAAGGGGATGGCGCTAAACAACAGTTAGTGTTTTTCGAGGATAAAATTAATTTTTTAAAACAAAAAATTTCTTTAAAGGATAGTGTTATTTTAAATTTAAATTTTAAATTATCTAATTTCAATTCACTTTCTCTACTTCAATCCCAACAATTAGAAATATCTCAACAGTTATCTAAAAGGTTAGAACAAGATCTAAAAAATCAAAAAGTTAAAACTAAATTATTTAAATATGGTAGTGGGGCCGCTTTATTAGGAGCAGCAACATTATTTTTAATAAAATAGTTATATGTCAGATATAAAACAAATAATTCGCTCTGAATATATTAAATGTGCATCAGACCCTGTGCATTTTATGCGTAAATATTGTTATATACAGCACCCACAAAGGGGTCGCATACAGTTCAATTTATACCCATTTCAAGAAAAAGTACTCAAGCTTTTTAGAGACCATGATTATACCACAGTATTAAAATCTCGACAGTTAGGTATATCTACTCTGGCGGCTGGTTATGCTTTATGGTTGATGACTTTCCATAAAGATAGAAACGTACTGGCATTAGCAACAACACAAGCTACTGCCCGTAACCTAGTAGGTAAAACCCAATTTATGTGGGAAAATCTACCTTCATGGCTTAAAATAGACTCAGCTGAAAACAATAAATTATCTCTTAGGTTAACAAATGGTTCAAAAATACAGGCAAAATCCTCAAATTCTGATGCTGCCCGTTCCGAAGCCGTTTCTTTACTAATAATAGATGAAGCAGCTTTTATTGATAATATTGCAGAAACATGGGCTTCAGCACAACAAACTTTAGCAACTGGGGGTGGAGCAATTGTATTATCAACACCCTATGGTACAGGTAATTGGTTCCATCAAACTTGGGTTAAATCCGAGGGGGGTGAAAATGATTTCTTACCAATTAAACTACCTTGGTATGTCCACCCAGAACGAGATCAAACCTGGAGAGATGCTCAGGATACTTTACTAGGAGACCCTCGATTAGCAGCTCAAGAATGTGATTGTGATTTTAGCACTTCAGGTGATATAGTGTTCTATAATGAATATTTAGAATATTACGAAAAAACATTTATAAAAGCACCACTAGAAAAACGAGGTGCAGACCAAAACTTATGGGTTTGGGAATCTCCAGACTACACTAGGGATTATATGGTAGTAGCGGATGTAGCTAGAGGTGATGGGAAAGATTTTTCTACTTGCCATGTTATAGATGTTGAAAGCAATGTACAAGTAGCTGAATATAAGGGTCAAATAGGAACTAAAGAATTTGGGCACTTATTAGTAGGGTTAGCTACGGAATACAATGAAGCTATGTTAGTAGTGGAAAATGCCAATATAGGTTGGGCTACAATACAGGTAGCAATAGATAGAAACTATTCTAACCTTTACTATTCACAACGGGGTGGAGAAGCAAATGCTGATTCGTATTTTGACAAATATCAAGACCACTCAAAAATGGTAGCTGGTTTTACAATGTCATCTCGAACTAGGCCTATGGTAATTGGTAAATTGCAAGAATATATAACAGATAAGGGAGTAACAATTCAATCACGAAGATTGATAGAAGAAATGAAAGTATTTATTTGGAAAAATGGTAGAGCTGAAGCCCAAAGTGGATATAACGATGATTTAGTTATGGCATTTGGTATTGGGATGTATATTAGAGATACTGCTTTAATTCAAAGACAACGTGGTTTAGAAACTACTAGAAATGCACTTAATAATATAACTGTGAATAGATCTTCCTATCAAGGTGGGTATTTTTCAAAGGGAGCCGATAATCCTTACCACATGAAAACAGATCATGGCGGAGAAGATATTAGTTGGCTTATTAGATAATATTTATAAATAACAATTACAATATAATGGCGGATAAAAATTTATTTACTAGACTACAAAGATTATTTTCAACTGATGTTATCATCCGTAACGTAGGGGGAAACCAAATCTCGGTAATGGATAGTAATCAAATTCAAACAAATGGGGATCTACAAACAAATTCACTTATAGATAGATATCATAGAATATATTCAACAAACCCCACTTCACTCTATGGTTCTCAATTCAATCTAAACTATCAATATCTTAGACCACAACTATATTCAGAGTATGATGCAATGGATACAGATGCAATTATTGCTTCGGCACTAGATATTATAGCGGATGAATCAACTTTAAAGAATGATATGGGTGAGGTAATATCTATTCGTTCTTCAAATGAAAATGTACAAAAAATCCTATATAATTTATTCTACGATGTTCTTAACATAGAATTTAATTTGTGGGCATGGGTTCGTCAAATGTGTAAATATGGGGACTTTTTCTTAAAATTAGAAATAGCAGAAAAATATGGAGTTTACAATGTAATCCCTTATACCGCATACCATATAGAAAGAAACGAAGGATTTAATCCCGAAAACCCATCTGAAATTAGATTTAGATACTCTGCTAACGGGTTAGTAAATCCTAGTTCAGGGATGTATGCAACACCAAACCAACAAGATAATTTAAACTCTATTTTCTTTGAGAACTATGAAATAGCTCACTTTAGGTTAATAGGTGATACAAATTATTTACCTTATGGTAGATCATATATCGAACCCGCTCGTAAATTGTACAAACAATATACCTTAATGGAGGATGCAATGTTAATTCATAGAATTGCACGCGCCCCTGAAAGACGTATATTTTATATGAATGTTGGTTCTATCCCACCAAACGAAATAGATGCATTTATGCAGAAAACTATTTCAACTATGAAACGTACCCCCCATATGGATCAAAAGACAGGGGAATACAATTTAAAGTATAACATGCAAAACATGATGGAGGATTTTTATATCCCAATTCGTGGAAATGATACAACAACTAAAATAGAAACTACACCTGGTTTATCATATGATGGTATTAAAGATGTAGAATATTTAAGAGAAAAATTATTTGCTGCTTTAAAAGTGCCAAAAGCATTTTTAGGGTACGAAAAAGATTTAGAAGGCAAAGCCACTTTAGCAGCCCAGGATATTAGATTTGCTCGTACTATTGAACGCCTGCAAAGAATAATAGTATCGGAGTTAAACAAGATAGCATTAGTTCACTTATATTCTCAAGGTTATAGAGATGAATCTTTAACTAATTTTGAACTATCAATGCAAACCCCTTCAATTATATTTGAACAGGAAAAAATTGAATTGTTAAAATCAAAAACAGAACTAGCAATAACATTGAAAGAAAATCAACTTCTCCCAACAGAGTGGATATATGACAACATATATAACCTATCGGAAGACCAGTATGATGAATATAGAGATTTATTACGTGAAGATGCTAAAAGAACATTTAGATTAGCTCAAATAGAAAATGAGGGTAACGACCCTATTGAAACCGGTAAATCTTATGGTACTCCCCACGATTTAGCATCACTATATGGCAAAGGGAGAATATCTTCAGACCCTTCAAACCTTCCTGATGGTTATAATGAAGACTCTGATTTGGGGAGGCCTAAAAATTCTATTACTAAAAGAGGAACTCAAGATAGTAATTTTGGTAAAGACCCCTTAGGTGTTAAACGTATGAAAGATACAGATAAGAATGATTCCAAAAACAGTAGAACGGATAGCAATAAAAGTGGTTTAGCTCTTGAAAGTGCTCAAACTTCTTATTTGAAGAATAAAAATATTTTCTCAAAACTAAATGAAAAAGTATTAATCTTTGAGCAGGATAGAGATAATAGCTCACTTTTAGATGAAAACCAATTGAAGTAGTAAAACCCTTATTATATTTATAAATAAATATATTTTTTTAGATGAAAATAAAACATAGTAAATTTAAAAACACCGGTATTCTTTTTGAACTTTTAGCTTATCAAATTACCGCTGACACTTTAAAGGGGGGAGATTCTCCTGCCATTGACATATTAAAAAAATTCTTTGTTAAAACCTCATTAGGACGTGAGTATAAATTGTATGAAACAATTTTAAAATCAAAAACGTTAAATGAAGGAAAGGCTAATATGATTGTGTCTACTATACTAGAATCTTCAATATCGTATAACAAAACCTCATTAAAAAAACAAAAATACAATTTAATTAATGAGATTAAAAAACATTATGATTTAGAAACCTTTTTTGGCACTAAAATCCAAAACTATAAAGAATTAGCAGCACTATACACTTTAATAGAAGGATATAGCTCCAGTAATGTCAATCCCATACAGTTAATTGAAAATAAAGTTGTTTTACTTGAATATCTAACGAAGCAAGACATAGAAGTTAAAAATGTTAAAGAAGACATACTTAAAGAATTCCAATCCTATGATAAGGATCTTAGAATTTTAACATATAAAGTATTATTAGAAAAGTTTAACAGCAAATATGATAACTTATCATATGAACAAAAACAAGTCCTTAAAGAATTTATCAACTCTGTAGATTCAACTCCAAGTTTAAGAGAATTTTACAACCGTAAAATCCAAGAATTAAAACACACATTAAAAGAACAATCTAAATCTATTAAAGATAAAGTCATTACCATTAAACTAAACGAAGTATCTAAATACTTAGTGGAATTAGATAAAACGTCTAGAGTTAATAACGATAATTTAGTTGATTTACTGCAATATTACGAATTAGTAAAAGAAATAAAACACTCAAATGGGTAAATACAGATACAAACTTAAGGAAGAACCCTTCTCACCAGGAGATACAAGTATAAGTAAAGGAATTAAATCTACAGTTAAAGATATTAATCCTACAACTGGTGCTATTTCTTGGGAAATAGATTATATCCCTAATATGACTAAGTTAGTAGAAGATGTTGATGAGTTAACTAAAACTGCTAAAGGTGTATATCAAAAAGCAAAAGACGATAAAAAGTTTTTAGACATTTACGAACAAGCTAGATCTTTAAGAAATACAATTCGTACCCACATTAGAAACCACTACCCCGAAGAATATAAAAAAGCCATGAACGAAGGGGCGAGTATAAATGAAGCATCACCTATTGTAGTAATTTATAAAGGAAGAAGATTAGTTGTCGAGCCTGAAGAATTCAAAAGACTTAAATTAGGTAAAGATATTGTAGGTATGAGTTCAAAACACCCAGGACAAGAAGAATGGATATTAGCTAAAGGAGATTGGAGTATAGAAGAAGAACTAACCGAAAATAGTATAGAAAAGGACATAGAACATTTATCTACGTTATCACCTGATGATCGTTTTTGGTATGTAAAAGACTTCCCAATGGAAAAATTAATAGACATGGCAGATCACCTCCAATTAGATTATGAAGACCATGATGATGTACAAGATAGGATATTGAGTAATTTTGAATACCTGTATGATGAAATTGAAGAAACATCAACATCAAATGGTGCTGGTGGGTATTTAACAAAATATGCTTTTAAACCGTCTAAAAATTCTAAAAAAATTAAAGAAGATATAGGAGCAACATTAGGTCCGGGACCAAAAGCAGGTCCTAAAGGTGTTGTAGACAACTATTATGTGTCTAAATTTGGGTATAAAATAGTAGATAGAAAAAAACAAGCAAAAGCATCAAAAACCATAGATTATAAAGATTTGTGGGGTAAAACTTATAATTAATATGTATAAATATAAATTAAAAGAAGAAGTAAAGGGTGTTGAACGTTTTCAAAATGAACGAATAGAATCCTTTGATATTTTAGAAAATCGTTTAAAAAACATACAAAAATACATTAGACAAAGTAAATTAGCTACCATCCGATACTATAATGAAAACCCACAAAGCTACTCTGTAGTAAAAGGCACAGATTTAGTTAGTGAATATTTTGACGATATAGAAACACTATTAAAAGAAGAATAAACTATGACATTACAAGAACAATACAACCAAATAAAAAATGGGGAAGGCTCTAAATACATTTTCCTTACAGAAGCTAAAAAACAGTTCCCTAATATTCTTACCAACCCTATGGGGTTTGAAGAAACATCTAAAATGTTAAAAACACGTGGTGTTATAACTGAAAATTATGTAGACCTTTATCCCATTAGTGTTATGGAGGCAACAGAAAAATTACCATTTGAAATTAAATACGCAGAATTTTTAGCTGAAGAAGCTAAATCTGTTGAGAAAAAAACAACAAAAGAAGTAGATGAGGTAAATGCTCATGGTTTTAATAATAAAGACAAATCTAATCTAGACAACCAAATAGGGCAAGAAGTACTTAACGGTATCTATTTTGAAGCAAAACAAAACCCAGACAAAGATTTAGAAGAAATCCGTAAAATAGTATCTAAAAACCTAGAAAAAGATGGACAGTACTATATGAAAAATGCTGCTTTCGGAATCGAAGGTTTAGGATATCAAGAAACAGAAGTTGAAGAAGTATCGGGTAAACATAAATCATCAGGATATTCCGATAAACTAAAAAAGTTAGTTAAAGAATCATTAATGAGGTCTTTAAATAATCCCCTAAAAGAATCTAATGAATTTGGGGGAATGGGTCTAATAGTAAGAGGTAAAACACCCCAAGATAACGATTTGATAGACCAAGCGATAGAGGAAAGTGGGTTTTATGGTATTTATAATTCTCAAGAAGATTATTGGTTTTTTCCTGAAGAAGGAGATCAATCTACTATGGATAAACTTGAAAATGAGCTTGAAACTATTTTTATACAAAAAGGTGCAGATGTTTCGTATGAAGGTCAGTTTAATGAATCCTTGAAAGAAGAAACCCAAATTGAAGAAACACCAAAACCCGACTTTGCAGACATCGATGGAGATGGAGACAAAGAAGAACCAGTAAAAACCGCAGCAAAAGATAAGAAAAAAATGAAAAAGGATACATTAGAATCTAGATTAGCAGAAATAGATAAGCAAGGTGCTGTAGTTGCCTTAGAAGCCAAAATAGAAATGGTTGGGGAGGCTATAGAAACTAAAAACTCAAGAATATCAATGATTTCAGAAGATGAAAACCTATCCGAACTTGTAGACAAAAATAAAATCAAGGCTATGCAGCGAGAAGTTAAAACTCTTGAAAACCAAAAAGCTAAGATGGAAAAAGTATATGAGAAAATGTGTGGTAAAACATATTCTAAAATGGAGGTTGTAGGAGAAGTAGATACAGATGAATCAATATAATTATAATGAAAAAACTACTAATAGAAACTCATTTCCTAAAGGTATCCCCTACCTCCTTAACTGAAAACGTTAATAGAGAGAATGGAAATCTTTTAGTTGAGGGTGTACTAGCCACTGCCGAAATAAAAAATGGAAATGGCCGTTATTACTCTAAATCTTTATGGGAACGTGAGATGGATAAATACAATGAGCTGATAAAGCAACGTAGAGCCATGGGCGAATTAGACCATCCTGAATCTCAAGTAATAAACCTAAAAAACGTTTCTCATCTTATCCAAGAATATTGGTGGGACGGGGATAACGTAATGGGTAAAATAGAGATCTTACCCACCCCCTCAGGTAACATTCTTAAGGAACTTATTAAAAGTGGAGTATCTTTAGGAGTATCATCTAGAGGAATGGGTTCATTAGAACAAAATGGTAGTGTAATGGAAGTACAAGATGATTTTGAATTATTATGTTGGGACTTCGTTTCAACACCTTCAAATCCAGGTTCATATATGCATACACTAACTGAAGGTAAAAATACAGTAACTTATAATTACACTAAATTAAATTCAATTATACACGAAATTCTTTGTTCAAAGGGTTCATGTTCTTTAATATAACAAACACCAAATAACAAAAAAACAATGAATAATTTCGATTTAAAAAAATATTTAGCCGAAGGTAAGATATTTAAAGAAGAACAACAATCTTCTAACCCCCATTAAGTAATGTTGGAAATTTAAAACAACAATTACAAAAACTTGAAGATTTTAGAGTTGAAGTTAACAACATGGTTGTTGATCTAAATACAGAAGATGATAATTATGATGAAATTGAAGATTTTATTACTATAGATTTTGAGGCATCAATTCTTAATTTAATGCAAGAATTAGAAAATTTTATAGAAGAACTTGAATAAAAACTTTTCTTCGGACGCTACCGAAGGCCGATTGCCCTCCAAGAATATTATCCTTGGGTTAACCCTTACAGAAATGTGAGGGTTTATTTTTTCTTTGCATTTTTCACCTTTTTCTACATATGTATAATCACAATACACCATTCCTTATATGGTGTTCATAAAAAAATAATTCCTATTACAGTTCACTCAATAACTGTATTTCACAAACTAAAATTTTGCGACTATGCCAACAAACCGAGATTTGTTAAAGGAAGCTATTGCTGATGCCAAAACAGTTAAAGAAACTGCGATTGCTAACGCCAAAGCTGCTTTAGAAGAAGCATTCACTCCTCATTTAAAATCCATGCTATCTGCTAAGTTAGAAGAAATGGACCGAGATGAAGATGGAGAGCTTGAAGAAATGGATGCTTATAGTTTTAAAGAAAAAAATGGAGATTCAATAGATGCTGCCCCTAGAAAAGTAGGTCAAACTACAGTTCAAGAGGAAGAAGAAGTTGAAGAAGAATTTAATCTTGACGAATTATTAGCTGAACTTGGAGAAGATAAAGAATCAGAAACCATGAACGAAGAATTAACTGAAGAAGAAGATGAACAAGAAGCAGAAGACTTAGATGTTGATGCTGAAGGGGAATCTGATGATGAAATTGATTTAGAGGACATGACAGAAGAAGATTTAAAATCTTTTATCGAAGATGTAATTAAAGATATGGTTGAAGCAGGCGAATTAGAAGCTGGAGAAGAAATGGAAGACGGAGCAGACATGGAAGACATGGAAGCAGAGGATGAAATTGAAATCGAAGGTGATGACGAAGCTGAAGAAATCATGGAAAATGAAGAAGTAGAAGAATATGGCAACCCTAGAATGCAAACCCGAGCAGATCAGGCAGCAGGGGGACTTGAAAACATCCATAATGCTCTTAAGGCATTAATCAAAATGGGTGGAGAAGCTGGTGTTAAAGCTGGTGAGATCTTAAAATCTATGGCTCAAGGTGTACATTCCTCTAAAATGGAAGAAGAAGTTGAAGAAGCTAATGAAATGGACGACATTGAAGAACTTAAAAAAGAACTTCATGAAGTTAATTTACTAAACGCTAAATTACTTTACACTAACAAAATCTTCAAAGCTAAAAATTTATCGGAAGATAAAAAAGTAAAAGTGTTGAAAGCTTTTGATAAAGCCGAAACCGTTAAAGAAGCAAAAGTTATTTATGAAACATTAAACGAGGGATTATCTTCTAGCATGTCTAGACCTATCTCTATGGTTAATGAAATCAAAAGCAGCGCTTCAAAATCATCAGGATTTATTCCTACAGTAAAAAGTCCAATTGTTGAAAATGATGCTTTCTATAGAATGCAACGTTTAGCAGGGATTATTAAAGAAAATTAATTTTAAAACCAACACAAACTAAAAATCATGAGTTTACAATCTCTTTTAGAAAGTGCAAACCCATATCACTCAGTACAGAGTGATGCAGCTCGCTTAGCGACAAAATGGGAAAAAACAGGTTTATTAGAAGGATTAAAAGGTGCTTCTAAAAACAATATGGGACTTATGCTTGAAAATCAAGCTAAGCAATTAGTAGTAGAATCATCTCAAACAGGTGGTGGTACTTCATCAACAGGTGGGTTCACAGCAGGTAATGGTGAGCAGTGGGCAGGTATTGCTTTACCTTTAGTAAGAAAAGTATTTGGTCAAATCGCAGCTCAAGAATTTGTATCTGTACAACCAATGAACTTACCTTCAGGTTTAGTATTTTACTTAGATTTCCAATATGGAAATGATAGAACTGCATTCTCAAAAGGATCTTCATTATACGGTGATGTTGAGGGATTTGCTTCAAATGGAACAAATGGTGGTTTATACGGAGCAGGTCGTTTCGGATACTCAATCAATAACACTTCATCTGCCGTATCAGCAGCAACACAAGCTACAGCTTCTTGGTCAGATGTAAATTTTGACTCAGAATTTTCAGCATCTGCAACTGGTGGGGATCTACGTAAAATTACTGTAAATTTAGCAGGTAAAAAGGCTGACTTTAACGGTGCTAGAGGATTTGTATTAACTGGAGCTAATTTAACAGCAGCAGAAAATAACCCAGCATTTACTTCAGTTAATGGTGATAATGTATCTTTTATTATTAATGTCGCAGATGAAACTGCAGCAGGTGCAACAGGAGCATATGATGTTGAATATCAATTACAACCAACTGATGTAAACAGAGGTGATTTTGAAGATGGAAATGCAGCACTTAATACATCAAATTCTCCAAGTATCTCAATTCCAGAAATCAACGTACAGATGAAATCATCTTCTATAGTTGCTAAAACTAGAAAATTGAAAGCAGTATGGACTCCTGAGTTTGCTCAAGACTTAAATGCTTACCATTCAATTGATGCTGAAGCGGAATTAACTTCTATCTTATCTGAGTACATCTCTTTAGAGATCGATTTAGAAATTTTAGATATGTTGATGGAAAATGCTTCTGCAGGAACTGAAGTATGGTCAGCAGTTAACAATAGATCAATCGTTAACGATGGAGCTAATGGGGTTGTTAATGATAATCTAGGATTCTACAACTCACAAGGACAATGGTTCCAAACTTTAGGAACTAAAATCCAAAAATTATCTAATGTTATACACCAGAAAACTCTTAGAGGTGGTGCTAACTTTATGGTATTATCACCAGCAGTATCTACAATCATTGAATCTATCCCTGGTTTTGCTGGAGATGTAGATGGTCAAGTAGACAAAATGAGCTATGCTTTCGGAGTACAGAAAGTAGGTGTATTAGGTGGTGGTAAGATTAAGGTATACAAAAACCCTTACATGGTTGAAAACCAAATCCTATTAGGATTTAGAGGAACTCAATTCTTGGAAAGTGGAGCTGTATTTGCTCCTTATATCCCATTAATCATGACTCCATTAGTATACGATCCAGATACTTTTACACCAAGAAAAGGATTATTGACTCGTTATGCTAAGAAAATGGTACGTCCTGAATTCTATGGTAAAATCCAAATCTCAGGTTTAAATACTATCTAATCAGATATTTAAATCTTTATCAGTAAATCAACCCGGCTTATGCCGGGTTTTTTATTTTATTAATATTTATAATAAACCCAAAATAGTTATTATATGCCTTCAAAACACCACACTGATACCGTATTCGCCCAAAAACGAAAACCAAAGAATCCAATTAAGTTTAACGTTCAATTAAATGATGAACAAAAATTAGCAAAACAACTTATTTTAGAAAACCCCATTACTATATTAAGAGGAATGGCAGGTTCCGGTAAAACTTTAGTGGCAACTCAAGCAGCCCTAGATTTATTGTTTACAAAGCAAGTCGATAAAATTATTATTACACGTCCTACAGTATCTAAAGAAGATATAGGATTTCTACCTGGAGATATTAAAGAGAAAATGGATCCCTGGTTAGCACCCATCTACCATAATCTATATATGTTATACGGTAGAGAAAAAGTAGATAAAGAATTAGCAGATGAAAATATAGAAATAGTACCCTTTGCATTTATGAGAGGGAGAACATTTTTAAATTCCTTTGTAATAGTAGACGAAGCCCAAAACGTAACCCATAACCAAATGGAAGCAGTTATTGGGAGACTAGGTAAAGAATCTAGAATGGTAATTTGTGGAGATATGGCTCAAATAGATCTTAAAGATAAAAGGGAAACAGGGTTTAGTTTTTTAAGTAGAATTGAAGAACAAGTAGAAGGTTTTAAAATCTTTACTTTAGAAAAAAACCATAGACACGAAATAGTATCTCCAATTCTTTTAGTATATCAAAATTTTAGAGATTAACATATTTTTATATATTTATAACAAAACATAAATAATGGCTAACATTCCTATATATAATGGTAATCCTACTTGGGCATCTGATTTAACTCCTTTTGGGTTTTACGATGCCGAATCTCAATTCCAAACTGATGCTGTTAAAGTAGCAAAATTTTGTGCCCAAAGATTAGGATATCCTTTAACTGAAGTAGAACTTCAAGATATGAATTTCTTCACAGCCTTTGAAGAAGCAGTTACTACTTATGGTAATGAATTATACTCATATAAAATCAGAGACAACCAATTATCTTTTGAAGGTTTACCTACTGGGAGTAATTTAAATACTAGTATTGTATCCCCAAGCTTTGAACCTATTGTTAAATTAACAGAACAATATGGTGTTGAATCTGGAACTGGGGGTAACGTTTCATATTATAAAGGCTCAATTCCCCTTACTTCTTCAATCCAAGATTATGATTTAGCAGAATGGGCTACATCTCAAAATATTACAGGTGGCATTGAAATTAAAAGGGTATTTTACCAAGAGCCACCTGCCATAACTAAATTCTATGACCCACATTCAGGAACTGGGTTTGGGTATCAATCAATGATGAATAGTTTTGGGTTTGGGGCTATGAGTCCTGCTATTAATTTTCTAATGATGCCCTTAAATTTTGATCTACAAACAATTCAAGCAATTGAAATGAATGATCAAATACGTAAATCAAACTTCAGTTTTGAGATTAAAAATAATAAAGTAAAAATATTTCCTATTCCTATACTTAATGCCGGAAATTTATTTTTTGAATATATAAAGAGAGAAGATAGAATAAATAGTAGTATAACATCTGCACCCGATAAAGTTTCTAATGTTTCTAATACCCCATATGATAATCCTACATACTCAAGTATAAATTCTGTAGGACGTCAATGGATATTTGAATATACACTAGCAATATCTAAAGAGATGTTAGGGTATGTACGAGGAAAATATAGCAATATACCAATCCCAAATTCAGATGTAACATTGAACCAATCAGATCTAATATCAGCGGCAACATCAGAAAAAACATCTTTAATTGAAAGATTAAGAATATATTTTGATGAAACCTCTCGTAAATCTTTATTGGAAAGAAGAGCACAAGAAACTGAACATAAACAATCGGAATTAAGACAAGTTCCATTTACAATTTACGTAGGATAATGTGTGCAATGTTTGGAACATCAAGAGATGTAAGTTTGGTACGAAGATTAAATCGTGAGTTAATGGGTAACATTATCTCCCAACAATCTTCTTTTTATAAATTTAAACTTGAAGAAACTAAAGTTAATTTATATGGGGAGGCAGCGGGTGAAAAATATTATGATGGTCCCTTTTTATTTAACTGTTTAATCTCTAGAGAAAACCAACAGTATTCTGTTGGGGATATAGGAGTAGGATACAACCAACCCATTACTTTTGCATTTCTTAGAGATGATTTAGTAGATGCTAGTATTGTACCCGAAGTAGGAGATATAATTTTATATCAAGAAGGGTATTATGGAGTTCAATCCACAATTTCTAACCAATATTTTACAGGCAAAAACCCAGATTACCCCAATAACAATTCTGATGGTACACCAAACCCCTTAAACGCAGGTTTAGAAAATTTTGGAACTAATTTATCTATAATATGCAGCACTTACTACATCCCAAGTGATAAAGTAAACATTTCACCATATAAAGAGAGGTTTTAAATTATAAAAACATATGTATAAGTATGACACAATATAGAAAACCTATACCCAAAACCCAAAAGGAAATAAGTGGAGGATTACAAGAACCCTTTGATAGACATAGAGGGGATCCTAATCTTAACGTTAATCCTAATGAAAGTGAAACCGGAATATCTTTTAATAGATCTACTAAATTAAGTTTCAAAGGGGATACTTCTAAGCCTTTTTCTATTGGTATTAAAGATTTAGATGAAGCAGTTTTTTATTACTTTGAAAATGTTATACAACCCTTTATTTACCAAAATGGAGAGAGAAAGAATGTGCCCCTAATTTATGGTTCTCCTGAAAGATGGAAATCATTCCAAAAAGATGGGTACTATAGAGATAAAAATGGGGCAACTATGCTCCCTGCAATTATTATTAAAAGAGACAATATAGCTAAAGACAGATCAGTAGCTAATAAATTAGATGCTAACATGCCTAATTTATATGGTTCTTTTCAAAAGGCATTTACACCCAAAAACTTTTATTCTAACTTTTCAACACTAAACAATAGAATCCCAGTTAAACAATTCCATGCAGTAGTAATCCCAGATTATGTTACTCTAGAATATAGTTGTATTATACAAACATATTATATGGAGCAACTAAATAAAATAATCGAAGCTGTAGAATACGCTTCAGATGCATATTGGGGCAATCCCGAGAGATTTAAATTTAGAGCTTTTATAGATAATTTTACAACATCAACAGAGTTAAGTGAAGGACAAGACAGATCAGTTAAAGGTACATTTACCATTAGATTAAGAGGATATATAATACCTGAAGTATTACAAAAAGATTTGAATTCTATTAAAAAATTTAATTCAAAATCCAAACTTATTATTCAAATGGAAACTACATCAAATTCTGATATATTTGATCCAAATGTAACTAAACTTAAAGATGGTAGAACAAGGCGTCAAAGAGAAATTGATGGTAGGATAAGTTCACTAGGAGAAATCACACCCGGAAGAGAAGTCCAATCACAAGATCCAGGTTCCGAATTAAGATCTTAAAATATAGAACATGAGTAACGTTAGATTTATAGATTCACTTAAGGTAGGTTCCTATATTATTGAAAATCCTTTTACAGGGAGCTACATAAATATAGGTAATAATGTTAACAATTATTTATTAACTGCTACTGGTGAAGAAGATACAATAAAGGGGGAACCAGAATTAGTATTTGATTCTCTTAATTTGCGTATTGGGGGAGAACCTAGTGGTGAAGCTAGGTTAGAGATTACACACACCTCAAGTGTAGACAATCTCTTACTTATAAAAAATACAGATACAAACACTGGTATTAAAATAAACAATGAAGGAACTTTTCAACTCCTTGAATTTCCTGTATTGCCTACTGCAATAGCAGGTGCCGTTGCATATAGCTCCTCAGGGTTTTGGGTAGGAGTAGAATAAAATCAATATGTATAATAAAATAATAAAATAATAAAATAATAAAATAAATGGCAACATGGAAAAAAGTCGCGATATCAGGCTCCAATATATCGCAATTCAATAATGATTCAAATTATATAGTTAATGGTCAGAGTGGAGTTGTTCTCACAGGTTCATTTAGTGGGTCCTTTGTAGGAACAACTGATCTACCAGATTTAACAGATGGGAATGGTATTGCCGATTTTATCTATGATGGTTCAACAACCTCTACCATATCAGTACAATCAAATACAACTACAGGTGGTAATATTAAACCTATATCTGTAACCCCTAATGGTGTAGGTTTTGATATCTCAACTATTGATGGTAATGGTATAGGCTTATCAGGTGGTGAATTAATAGTTAATGTAGACAATTCATCTATTGAAATTAATGCTGATTCCTTAAGAGTTAAAGCTGCAGGTGTAACTAATGCAATGTTAGTTAACGATGGGTTTGTGCTTGGTACTACTGATATTTCGTTAGGTGCTACTGGTTCTACAGTTAATGGTTTAACACTTACTAACGTAATAGCAGCAGGTTCATTTAGTGGTTCATTTAGTGGTTCTGCTACTTTACCTCCCTTAGTAGATGGTAATGGTATAAACGACTTTACATACAATGGTTCAACCGGAGCTACAATATCAGTTCAAACTGATGGTTCAACTTTAACTACAGGAGTAAATGGTGTTTCTGTAGCAGCCAATGGGATTACAGCAACACAATTAAACACTTCAATAGCCGGTACAGGTTTAGCTGGTGGTGGTGGAACAGCTCTAAGTATTAATTTAAATGAACTTACATTAGGTTTAGGATTAGATGTAGGAGGTAATGCTACAACACTAAATTTAGATCTTACTGAAGTAATATCAACAGATGGTGTTAACAGAGTATTAACCTCAGATGGAGATGGTACTTTAACAGCAGAACCAAACTTTGCGTTTGATGGTGTTACTTTAACGGTAACAGGTAACCAAACCATTTCAGGAAACTTAACAGTACAAGGTACAGCATCTTTTCAAAATACTACAAATTTAGATATAACGGATAGATTTATTCGTTTAGCATCTGGGTCAGCTACTGCGGGAGATGGGGGTATTGTAGTTCAACAAACTGGTACTACTAATGGTGAATTATTTGGGTTCGACTCTGGTACAACTCGTTGGGCGGTAACTAGCTCATTTGACGCGTCAACCTCGGCATTTACACCAGATGCATTTATGGCGGCCGCAGTAGTTGGAACAGGAATAGACCCAACATTAGCACCCGCTAGATACACAGCAAAAGGTAACATTTTTGTAGGTACAGATGAAGGTATTTGGATTTATTCATAATATATAAAAAAATAGTTGTATAAAAAAATATTAAAAAGGTTTATGAGCTTTAAAGCAGGAAACACAGAAGTTGGAGGGATCCCTATAAACAATATAGGTTCCTCCACTCCTAATATCACACAGGTAGAACTTTCAGAAAAAGAATTAGAATTTCTCTTAGTAACAATCAAAAATGGTTTATTCAAAGGAGAATATGTTGAGGTACTTTATAATTTAACTTTGAAATTGCAAAAACATTTTGTAGATTTAAGAAGTAAAAATAATAGTTTATGATAATATATACCCTTGAAGATTTAAATTTAAGAGAAATCAAAGCATTACGTAAATCCCTAGATTACATCCCTATTACAGGGGTAGATGCTGCTTTTATAGCAATACTGCAAAATAAAATTTCTACACAAATTTTTCAAATAGAAGAATACCTTCAAACCGAAGAAAATGATAAAAATACTTTACTCCAAAAGGCTATAGAAAAAGATCCTGACATTAATAAAACTACTATTAAGGGGAATAAAAAGCCTTAATATTTATAACTATATTATAGGCCCGTAAGGGAAGTGGGCAGGCAATCCTGTAACCAACCATAATTCTATTTAAAAAATGCCAAATTGGAAAAAAGTAATAGTCAGTGGATCTAACGCTGAACTAAATTCTCTGAATGTATCAACTTCGCTAACAGCAAGTAACATTCTAATATATGGGTCGGGTTCTACCATACTAGACATACAGGGTTCACAAGGTCAGTTGTTTTCTGTAACAGATGATTTAACCGGTGATATTTTCACAGTCTCTGACATTTCCGGGATACCTATCCTAAACGTAAATGCAGATGGTACAACAACACAAGATGGAAATCTAATAGTTAGTGGAAACGTCGGGATAGGTACTATTGCACCTTCAACCACTTTAGACATAAACGGGAATACCAAAACCAATTCCTTATTAATTAACACTACCACACCCATAGCATCATCCTTACTAACTATTAATAACACTACTACTTCTACTAGTACAAACGTAACTTCATTTCATAGTATTACAAGGGCTAATACCGTAGATACACCTTCTGCCTCGTCTTATGGGACTGTTAATAGATTGGTTAATTCTTCTAATAACACTAACTCTTTTATAGTAACTCAAAATAACGTAGCAAGAACTACAGGAACTGGAGATTCCACATCCATTTACTCCACATTAAACGAAACTGACATAGAAGGGTCAGGGGTCGTTGGTTTTGCTATAGGTGGTAGTAATGTATCTACTTTAAATAATTCTGGTGGTACTGTCAATCAGCTATGGGGAATACACACAGAAGTTCAATTAACTGCAGGTACTGCAGGTAATATTAGTTTACTTAACTTTGACTTTGATCAGTCTGTAGGTACAACAATAACCGGAGATTTCCAATTTATTCATATATCTAACGACCAACCTGTATTAAATATAGGGGGTACCGCTAGAGCATTAAACATAGAAAGTAACCTCCCTTCATTCTTTTCCGGTAGCATAAGTATAGGTACACCTTTACCATCTCAACTTTTACATGTCGCAGGAAATGCACGTATAGAAGGGGCATTATACGATTCAAATAATTCATCAGGTACATCCGGTCAAGTATTAGCATCAACTGCAACAGGAACGGATTGGGTTTCTTTAAGTGAAATACAAGGAGTAGATGGAAGTGGTACAACTAATTTTATAACCAAATGGACACCTGATGGGGGTACAATTGGTAATTCTCAAATATTTGATAATGGTACGAATGTAGGGATTGGAATTACGGCACCATCAAAAAAACTCCACATAGTGGGGGATGGAGTAGTAGTAGATTCTGGGTTTAATACCGGAGTAGCAAGCCTATACCTATCACATACTAATACCTCAAATCAACATAAAGCAGGAATCTTCACAACATATACAACAGGATATGGGAGATCTTCTAGTATGCAATTCGCTTTAAATAGTGAAATGAATGTAAACACCGTCACTACAGCCGACGCTAAAATGACTATACTAGAAGGTGGTAATGTAGGTATAGGAACAACAACACCAGGTGCCAAACTAGATATAGAAGGAGATATTCTAATCAAAGCAGCCAATCTATCAAACCAAGAAAACCTTGACGTAGACACAGGGACAGAAGTAGTAGCCACAGTACCAGTAGCATCATTCACAGCAGCATTCTTTGATTTTGTAATTAAAAAAGGAACAAATATAAGGTCAGGAACAGTTTATGCCTGCCATGATGGAACATCTGTAGAATACACAGAAACATCAACAGCAGATTTAGGGGATACATCAGACGTAGTATTAAGCGTTGATATATCAGGAGGTCAAATGAGACTATTGGCAAACGCAGCAACAACAAGCTGGAGTGTAAAATCATTTGTGAGAGCAATATAGTAATATTTATAATAAATAAAAGATATGGGATTTTATAGAGGACCACAAATTGTTAGAGATGGATTAGTTCTTGCATTAGATGCTGGTAGTGAAAGAAGCTATCCTGGAACAGGAACAACAGCTTATAATATAATAAATAAAGAAACTGGAACTTTAAATAATAATGTTTCGTTCGACAGTACTTACGGCGGATTTTTTGAATTCGACGGGGTTGATGATTACATTGAATTTGCGGATGACGATGATTACTCATTCACAAATGCTGTAGCTACTTGGGAGGCATGGGTTCGCCCAACTGGAAATGCTGGTTTAGAAGGTAATATTATGTGTAAGGCTAACTACAGTTACGCTACTCGCGAATATCAATTTCAAGTGAGATACAGTAGTGGGGTTTATTATTTTTATTTAGCATCAATAAACCAAAATGTAACTTCTTGGACATCCGTTGGTTCTAGTTCCGCATCTCCTATTAACATAAATGAATGGTATCATATTTTAGTTACTTCTAATGGCAGCGGTTCTGCTCAAATGTATGTTAATGGTGAGTTAAAGGATTCAACCACGAGTTTTAATACTAATATGACTAATCTTGGAGCGCCTTTAATTGTGGGAGCTACTATAAATGCCACAAGTCCTGTACAAGAATTTGTGGGAGATATATCTATTTGCCGTTTATATAAAAAACATTTTTCTCAAGAAGAAGCCTCACAAAATTTTAACGCACAAAAATCAAGATTCGGATTATGATAACATACATTATAATAAACATGACTGAGGTAGGGTTGGTTGATTTCAATCAAGTCATGCAAACATCGGAAGAAACATTTAGACTATCAGTAGATGGTTTAAAAACTGTTCTTAAATGGGAGGGTGGAGAGCCGTCATTTGTATCAACACTAAGTTCATATGAAGGGCCTTATACACACGAAGAAATTCTAGTAATAATAGCTACTCCAGAGTGGACTGACCCAAATCCACCAGCATAATATGGCGACTATAGGGGGACCAAATATAGTACAAAATGGATTAACAGCTGTTTTTGATGCAGGTAGCGCAAGAAGTTACCCTGGATCAGGTACTACCTGGTTTAATTTATCCGAAAGCGGAAATGGTACATTATCCGGAACTAGTATGGGGACAGACACGGGAAGCATAAATAGATACGTGGGCGGAAGAGGGTCATCTTTTCCTTTTAACGGAAAGATTCCAATAGTAAGAGTACATGATTTAGCGTTAACAGCTTCTCAAGTTTTACAAAACTTTAATAATATAAAAAACAGATTTAATATATAACACTATGTTTGAAAACAGAAGATGGTTGGTAATACCAACAAGTATAATAGATACTATAGATTTTAATCAGGTTCAGCAATCTGGAGAAAATAATTTAAGATTATCTATAGATGAATCTGAGACATTTATTAAGTATGATGTTAATGTAGTTGAAGAAACTTTTGACACAACTTATATAAACCCAGAGACAGAAGAAGAAGAAACCTATACAACTGAAAAAGGAGTATATGGAAGACCTTCAATATATAGTGAGGATTATGTAGAATATAATCATGCAGATATCTTAGAATTATTATCAACCGAGGCTTGGACCTCACCAATGGAAGAAATATAATATGGCTACAATAGGGGGACCGGATAAATTTGGGTTATGGTCTGATGCAGATCTAAGATCAGGTACAAACTCTTCATGGTCTTTAGGCACATATGTGGGGTCTGGGGGACCTAATGGCGATCCTTATATACAAGTAGTAGGAGGGGGTGGTGGTGATTACTTAACAAATAGAATTGAGGTGGATACGACTAAATCATACCAAATGGTAATTTATGCAAAAACTATTTCACCCGGAAGCTCTGGTAATAACCCAGGAGGCCATTTAGGATTTGCATGTTACGATATAAGTGATAATTTTATAGATTTACGACAACTTAAAGGTATCGGAGACACCCAATTGACCCGAGCTGCTTCTCCCGGAGACACTACTATTTATGTTTCGAACGCATCCGGATGGAGTAATGATGCAAATTCAATCTTTAGGAACTATATGTTATTTGGAGGACAATATCCTTATTCTGTTGGCTATTCTCGCTATACAGGTATATACAATCAAAACGGTATTACTAATTTAGGAGGAGGAGAATATTCTGTTACTCTTTCCTCGGGTTTACCTACATGGTCTGATGCTTTAGTTGGAGGGGTATACCCGGTAGGTACATATTTTGCAAACGGTAGAGCAGGAGGAACATATAACTATGCGTTAGGTAACCCAACATTTCCTACTACATGGGCTAGGTACTCTACTCCTGTTTTTACTGGAACTAGTAGAAATAGTGATTACCCCTTCAGACATGGAACTAAATTTATTAGATTCTTATCATTAAGAAATTATAATAGAAGGACAGAATCCCCACAAGATCATGTATGGGGGTTGAGTAATTTCTTTTTCGGTAGAGTTGAAGGCAATAGAGATTACCCCCTAACAAGAATATAAAACATATGAGCAGTATAGTAAAAGAAATAGAAATTGAAGAAAATAAAGTAGTATATATACTCTCTACTTTTGATAATGGAGATGAAGTAATAACTGAAAAATAATGTATACAGGACCAAACATAGAAAGAGACGGATTAGTATTTGGATATGATACTGGGTATGGAGTGGCTGATAATTCTACTGCTACTAGGTTTTATAAAGGAAAGCCCGTAGTAAATATGCTTAGTTACGGTGATGATTTTAATTCATGGACGAAAGCAAAGAACTCAGGATCATATCCAACTATAAACACAAAAATAAAAGAAGGTCCTATTGCTGGAACAATGGCGGATAGATTATCATTACCTTCTGATGGGAGTTACCCTAGAATATATCAAAATTTTACACCAACATCTACAACTGCACATGTTTTTTCCGTATGGCTGAAAGGTGAAACTACAGGTCAAGGTTGTTTTGTTGGAGCGTTTAGAAACAGCCCGTGGAGCTCACCTTCTAGTACTAATTTTAATATCACAACAGAGTGGGTGAAATATAGTTTTAGTATAAATCCAGCGGACACTACGTCACACCAAATATACATAGGATCACATAATAGCCATGGAGGAAAATCATTCTTAATATCTAAAGCTCAATTAGCTCCAGGAACTATCTCCTCTCCATTTACTAATGGAACTAGATCATCTACAGATGCTTTAATTGATTTAACTCGCACAACAACCATAGATGTAGCCAATGTATCATTTGATTCAACAGGACAACCTACGTTTGATGGTACAGATGATAAGATTGATATTACATTTCCAACTCTTAATTCAAGTTTCGGGTCTATAGAAGTAATAGTTGCAAGAAAAGATACAACAACAAATTCTTTTATATTTAGCTCTGTAGGCGGTAGTACTAATAGGTATTATTTAAGACACGCAGGTTCTACAAGTTATGACGCTTGTAGAGGAAATCCTTTATCAAACGCTTCGTTTGGTACTATGACTCAAGATAAATTTTATCATTTAGTTATGACCTGGAACGCTAACACAATATACGCTTATACAAATGGAGAACTTATGAACACAAGCGGTTATACAAACCCAGGTACTAGCATTACAAGTGGTAATATAGGACAGGGTCCAGGTACTCATGTAATGGCAGATTTGCCCGTTTTTAAAATACATAACCAAATATTATCAGCAACAGAAATAAAACAAAATTTCAACGCATACAAAAATAGATTTAATATATAAACGTATATTTATAATCGTACCTTTTGGACAATGAAAAAAGGATAAAACTATGGCAAACGAATTCAAAGTAAAAAATGGCCTTATTGTTGGAGGCGATTCTACATTTTCAGGAAATATAACAATTCCTCAAACAGCAGCAACAACAGACACAGACAAATTTGCTGTATTAGATGCCGGCATAATAAAATTTAGATCTGGTTCTCAAATATTATCTGATATAGGGGCACAGGCAGCAGGCACATACAACACTATAATTGGTACAGACACCGATATAAATTTTACAGGATCAACAGTATTGTCGACTATGACTCTAACAGATGGAGTTATACAAGGATTCACACCTAGAACTTTAACCCCCGGAGATATAGGAGCACAAACAGCTTTAACAAACCCCATAACAGGTACAGGTACTACAAACTATTTACCTAAATTTACAGGAACTACTACTTTAGGGAATAGCTTAGTT